AATTTCATATACACCGTATTTTATGTACGGTGAACATTTTGACGACTTGGAATGGGGTGACGGAAATGCTTAGAATATTACCGTATAACAGTGTTACGTTTGACAAGGGTATTGTAATCGGTGACGCGTATGATGTGCGTGTTACGTATGAAATAAACGGTGAACGCAGGCTTGATTTTTCGCACCCGATAAATGAAAAGTCGGAAATTATAAGTGAAAATAAAATCGTTGTATGCGAGGGTCAGGCATACAGAATTATAAAGGTGTCAAAAACAATCGGTGAAAAGAATTTTATTGCGGCGGAATGCAGTCACGTCTATAATGCGGACGCATCGAACATACATATTCAAAATATTCCCGATTTAATCGGAAAAACTCCGTCTTATGTTTTGGGGCAGATATTTAAAAATACGAAGTTTTCGATTATGACGGACAGTGAATTGACAAAAGTCGGATTGAAACGAGTTGATTACAGCGGTTTTAAGATTGATTTCTTTTCTATGGATAAGACCAATCCGTATGAGGCGGTTAAGGCTCTTATCGAAAACTGCGGTAAGGGCGAGATTTATGCCGACAATTACAAGATTGCCCTTGTGGAGCGTATAGGCGGTGAAAGCTGTTTAAGGCTTGACCTTTCAAAGAATATGAAAGATATTTCGATAGAAAGGGATATAACCGATATGGTGACGAAGTTGTACCCTTACGGAAAAGATGACGCACATATCGGAAGTGTGAACAGCGGAAAGCAGTATATTATAAGTGAAAACGCGGATATTTACGGTGTTCGTGAGGGGTATCGTGATTATACCGATTATATTGAACCGAGTAAAATATTAAGACGCGCACGGTGGGAGTTTGACAGTGAAAATGAGGAAAGAATTGACGTGCCTTGTGTTAATATAACAGGCGGATATGCCGATATTTCAAAGCTGGCGGATTATGCGGACGAGAAAATTAATATCGGTGATACGGTGACTGTAATCGACTGCGGAAACGAGATTAGAGAACGCGTCATAAGGCTTGAATATTATCCTTATCAAAGTGACGATACCGTTATATCTGTCGGCAGGGTTAAAAAGGATTTGTTTTTCTATCTTGAACAAATAGGAACTCTTGCAAAACGTTACAAAAAAGTATCGACAACAGGCGGTAAAGTCAAGGCGAAATCGGTAAGCGGTGTTATTTCACAGTCCGGAATGAAAATAGACGGTGAAAACGGTACGGTTTCGTTGTTATCGGACATTATTGAGGTGTCAACGGACGGTGACGTAAAAACGCAGATTGGAAATGTGAACGGTCAGTTTGTGTTTAATATTACGGACAACAACGGCAATTCGGCTGTGAATATTACGGACAAGGGCAATATGAATTTTAAGGGTGATTTTGAAACGGAAAAATTGAGCGTGGGGGATAATGTTATTACACAGGACAGTAACGGTGTGTTGTGTATTAACGGTAAAAGGATATTGGTGGAAGGAGAATAAGAATGAAATTAGATTTTAATTTTGACGGAAAAACTTTGCTGAAAAAATGGTGGCAACAGGTAAAATCGAATTTTCAGACGGTGCAGGACGAATATAATGCGTTAGAGGATAATTTGAGTGAAGAAATAAATCGACGTGTGAATTTAGGTAATGATTTGACTGATAAAATAACAAAGGAAACGTCGGACAGAAAGACGGCAGACCGTTCTCTTGAGGGCAAAATTTCAACCGAAACATCGGACAGAAAGAAAGCGGACAATTCGCTTGAAATCAAAATTTCAAACGAGGTAAATTCGCGTCAAGAGGCGGATAATGAATTGAGCGGTCGTATCGAATATGAAAAAATGGAGCGACAGGCAGATAATGAAGAAAACAAGTCAAGATTTTTTGAAAAAGCAGACAAAACCGAGTTGTACGGAAGAGAAAAGAATATTACGCATAAGATAACACACAGTCTGAAAAAGTCTGATTTTATTATAAACATAAATCAAGGAAACGGAAACGGTACAGTAACGATAAACAGCTTACCTGTGCAGACTAAAATTTTTAGGGACGGACGTGCATATATACAAACAGCACCGATTTCTGCCTCGTTTTCGGCGGAAAAAGGTGAAGAAGGAGAAAAGTGGATTAATTTGTTATATGACAGCGATAACGGCACATTGGGCTTGGAGGTTACGGAACAGCCTGAATCGGGTAATGTTGCAAAGATGAATGTAACATATATGAAAGCGGAAGTTGCCGAAATATATGCGGGTATAATCAGATTTGATGGATTGAACACGCTTGATGCTCTCAAAACGAATAACAGAGATTCGTTTGTTGGGGCGATAAATGAACTTGTAAGCGGAAAAGTCGGCGCGAATGATATTGTAAATGGTAAAGATGCAAGTTATCGTGTGACGGATTTGCTGAAGTGGGTGGCCGGAGGTTTAGAAAAAAGTAATTCAGTTAATTATCCGGGACTTGACTACATAATCAGCGATGTTTACGAAATGTTTAATGCACTTTGCAGTTATGGTTTCCAAGAGCCGATCGAGGTTGTAAAAACGGTGGCGGAGTTAAAAAAGCAAGCTGAAAATAAATAAAACGGAGGAATAATTTATGGACAGAATTTTTAATTGGACAAGTACGGTTATAGGAATTGTGGGCGGATATTTCGCCGCGATTTTCGGTCAATGGGACAGTATTTTGTGGGCGCTGTTAGTGATAATGGTGCTTGACTGTTTGACAGGTGTTATTAAAGCAATTTATACAAAAACAATGTCGAGTGAGATTGGGTTTAAAGGATTACTCAAAAAGATTACTATATTAATTATAGTAGCACTTTCAAATGTTCTGCAACAGATTACAGGCGATAATGTTGCAATTCGGGAAATAGTTATTATGTTTTACGTAGCGAATGAGGGTATAAGTGTGTTGGAAAATGTGGCGGTGATTTACCCGCGAATGCCGAAAGCAATAAAGGATATATTGCTCCAAATTCGTGACAGTAACAGTGCGGACAGTGAGTGAATATAATATATGGGGAGTGAGATATATGATAGTAGGAATAAATTGCGGACACACTGTCAGCGGTACAGTCGGCAGCGGTGCGGTCGGATTCCTTAACGAAAGCAACGAAACGCGCCGAGTCGGTTATAAAGTAATGGAGTATCTCAGGGCAAAAGGTGTTACGGTGGTTGATTGCACTGATG